GAAAGCATATCTTGGACATTAAAACCCAAAGCTTCTGCTTTCTTGCGGTTAGATGGTTCCTCTAAATTAAACCCTATGCCTATAGTACGATTTCCTTCGCTGTCATCGTATACCCTGGGTTCTTTTGACTCATGCAAAGAAAGTTGATCAAACAATTCTTGCCTAAATATAGTTGTTTCTCTTTTTAGAGCAAGATCGCTTCTGCTTAAATTATCAGCCATATTAAAAAATAGTGTAGAAACAAATAGCAAAGCTATCACTGCTTCATACCTTGAGTTTGCATCTGACCCATCTGAGCTGGTGCAGTACCTACTCGGCCTATTTGCGCGTTCTGTGCTTGCTGTACAGCGAACTGATATTGCCCAGCGTACTTCTGAAGACGAGCAGCAAAAGCTTCATCTTCTTGCAAACGCTGCTGAATGTCTTGTTGTTGGCTGTACTGCTGAATAACTTGTAGAGCCGCTTGAGCGCCACTTGGACGCGCTGGAACTTCGATACCTGCATAAATTTTAGATAAGTCATCTGTAATATCTTTAAGTAGTTTTTCTTGTGCAACCTCAACGGGTTCAAGAACACCATCGGCAAGCACTGGATCAACCGAACCTGCTATTAATGTTAGTAAGTTATCTACGTTTATCCTTCCGTTGCGATCTAGCTGTAGAAGGGAAACCATTTGATTTAGTTTATTTTCTTGTTTCTCTGGGTCTGTGTTTAGAACATCGTAGCTAATTGTAACATCGAAGTTCTCATCAGCGTTCCCCTTATTAAACATCTGTGGATCTGGTACACCAGTAACCCTAAAGAATATCTGGTCAGGCCCAAACCTTTGGAAGCAACGGTAACATTGAGAAACGACCTCTGCTGAGTGACTCAAAAACTTATCAATCAAGAATTGCTTACGAATCTGTGATGAAGGAGATCCCTCATCTAAACCAACAAGCCTATCTGCTTGCTGCTCCATAGTTTTTTCCATTTCAAGAGAACCTTGATTATAAGTAGGAGTAGGCCCGTAATCTATATCTCCTTTACGGCGATAAGGAACGTACCTTCCTGGCCCCCAGTCAGTAGGAGCTTGGCCTACTGGATGTAAAATCGGAGGAACGGTAGCAAGGCTGTTTCTATCAATACGGCTGTCTCTCTCTATTTTTACTTGTTGTTGTATTCCCCTGAGTAGATTAGGGACAGTCATCGTATCGTACAACCGCTTGCTATCTTCGGACAATCGAGTTACTACTACTGGGTAGTCTTCGTAGCCGTTAAGCAACTCAAACTTTGCGTACCCAGGTACATCTCCATTGCCGCTGAACTCCTTGTGGAATACTGTGCAGTATATCCCCTCAGAGCCGTCCTCCTTGTCAATTAGACGTTGAAAACCGTAAACAAGTTCTATCAGCTCTTCTGCCTCATAAGCATTATCTGTAAGGCTCAAAGAGCGCCGACCCTCCTGCTCCCTTTCTATAGAATCTATATTTACACCTCGGTATCTATCTATGACCAAATCAACAAAAGATTCATCCCAGCCATCAGTTATAACTTTATTTTCTAGTTCCTGTGGCGTGTAGTAAGTTTTCCAAAAGCAATACGGTGCTCGCTGTGGATCAGTAACATAAGGGGGAAAAATAAAATCTCCGTCTGGGGCTAATGTTTTTACATCTGGAGCATTTACTTGACGACGAACAATCGGTAACTCAGCAGACCCAACACTTGCTAATTCTGCTAGTGCTTTTTTTGCTCGCTTAACAGTAACCCCATTAAAGCTTTTTTGAAGCAAGGAAATTACTTGGTCTTCATTTTGACCATCAATAATTAATTGTGCTAACTGTGGATTAACTTGCCCTATTTGGTTAATATCTAGCCTTTGAAGAAACTTTCTGTCCTCCGAATGCCAACCTACATAGCTAATAAGAATTCCACGTTCTAGCAAATAATTAGCTCCTAGCTCCATTTCTCTGTTAAAACGAGATATGTAACCAGAAGAAATCATCCACTTAAGGAAGTTAGAAACTACCTTAGATCTAGCTAAATCTTGTACTTCTACTGGGAAAGCTCTAATGTTTGCTCTGTTAAGGGAAGCCATAAACAAAGAAACCAATCGAGTAATTCTTTCATCAATAACATGAGCTTCCATGTCAGAAGCACCCTCCCAAGGAAAAGCATCCGCACCGTGCTTGCGGAGATCTCGGCTTTTACCAGGCCAAAAATTTCTACGGTCATCGTAACTTTCTCTGCACAAATCAAAGTACGCTTCTAACTCAACCACTGATTGGTCGTAGGCGTACCGAAGAGACTCGATGTCTGGTTCAGCACTAACATAGGTTAGCGACTCTGAAACTGAATCACTTTGCATAAAATCTAATTTTAATATCTTCTAGAAGGTGGTTTATGTACCACTTATGTACACCTATTCTATCACACAATTCTGATGGGGGTATGCCATCTTGGTCAACACCTCTAACGTGACGCACAAATATTTCCCAAGCAAGCAGTCGATCTACTTGCTCTTCTATGAAATCTTCGTCTAAAACCATTTTATTTAACGTATCTGTAGCTTTTCCCTCGCACATCTTCTATCATTTCTATAGTTATTGTCTTGCCTTTCATTGTATTTCTATATCTTCTAGGAACAATAACTGGAACCTTCATGGTAAGTTCTTTTATGTAAGCAAAAACATAACTAGGATTTGGAGCAGTTGAAACAACTTTACCCCTGTAATGCTTAGGTACAATCTCTTCAATGTACATAGATTCCATTAGAATTGATTGCCCCTCCTCGTCTATCCATGTGTTTTTACCCCGACCTGTAAGCATTTCCTGAGAAAGTTTGCTTTGAGCAAGTTGAAGTAGTTTATCAAATTCTAGCTTGAAATCAGAAGCTATTTTTATTAATCTTACTTTAGCCATAATTAATATCCTCCGCCTATGCGTGTAGTCATCATGCTCCTAGACAAAACATGATCTGGGCCATCTCCTCCATTCGCCATTCGCAGGTAACGAATAATGTCAAAGAAATCTTTTAGTGGTTCATCAGCCTTACCTGATGAGTTATAGTTTATTAAAGAATCTATTAAATTTCCGCAATCCTCATGCACGTAGCATCTAGGGCGGTTAGCAGAATCTATTGGTACATTCGGGTTGTAACTAAACCATTCGTCTATAGCACTAATGCCTATCTCTTCCATTCTTCCATCAGAAGGAATAAATGTCATGCCACAATCATCGAACTCAGTAAACAAATCATCGTTGTCGGAGTTCTCCTTAGCAAAGTACCTACTGTCACCTATACGCTCAAATACTTCTATTTCAATATCATCCTCTATCTCCTCGAACAAATCAACGTAACCCTGTATGTTGTACCCTATCTTCTTTGATGCAGGCCCATAACGCCACTTAGGATCACCAAACACTGCCCACTCTCCGTAGTAGTCCCTGTCAGGCCACTCCTTACGGATGTACACATCTCCCATTTCATTTACTGCTGCCCATATTGCTACATAGTTCCTAGCTCCCGCTGGGTCAACTACTTGATAACAAGTGTACCTATTCTGATCAGATATGTCGGGAAAGGACATTCCATACTTATTGGGCTCATCATTCAATACATTCACCTCAGTGTTAAACAATGGCAGCAAAGAAGTCATGCTTTTAACAGGTATTCCGTAAGCACGTACTAGTATCTCTTCTTCTGGTCTGCCTCTAAGGTCTTTAGCTATACGCTCGTAACCGCCGAAAGGGTTCTCATCTGAGTGCAGGTACACCACTGAGGCATCCCTAGATGGGCTGTACTGCTTAATAGGAACTTCCTTATCTATAAGTACACCAGTACGTGTCTGTAGCGTCTCTACGTCCTTTAGGTACTCTGCCACAAAGGGAGTATAACCATCAATTGGAGTAAAGCCTATACCCATCTTAGCGTCCCTAGTGGCCAATCTAAACCTAAGAGTATTTACCAATGAAGCATCACCCAGGTACTCATCTAGCCACGAACCTATATTCAAGCCCCTAGGATCAGGAAAGCCGAACTCAAAGCCCTCTAAGATAGTCTGGTTGTTGCTGTACTGGGTGTACGTCTTAAAGTCTACACGGGTACGAGTATCTGGGAATATAAAGCTCTTAGCTGTAAACCCGTTCTGCATACTGTAATTGATGTACCCCTCAATGCTCTTTGTCTTCTTCTTAAACTCCTTAGGCATCATCTCCCATACTGCTGCTTGCTGCACCTTAATAGAAGTATCCTCGTTCTGGGAAAAACATACTAAGTGACCATCATTGCTTTCAGTCACTGCCTCCATTACGATCTTTGCGAACCCAGTAGTCTTTCCTGATCTGTTACCACCAAGAACCAAGCACTCGTTGTAATCCTGTAATCCCTCCTTTATTCTCTCCCACCCAGGAAGGTTAAAGCCATGACGAATGGGATCATCCTCAGATGCCTTAATCCTGCTCTCATGAGCTTTGTGAAGCTCTTTAAGAAGATTAAGGTCGTTCTCGTACAGCCAGACAATTTCCTCTGCTGTAGGAGGAGTCAGAAAAGGATGTTCGGTAAACTTAATTATTTGTCCAATCTATTTGTTCTAGCTCCTGCAAAGACTTCTTAGCAACTAAGGCCAATAAGACAGCTAGGTTCTCTTGGAAGTGCTCCTCGTCCATCTTATTAAAAATGTCGTACTCGAAGCCATCCTCTGTAACGGTAGCAACTAAAACAGATTGCCACCCTGGAGTAATGGTGTCTAAGCACTTGTGAACTAAATCAAGGTTATTATTCATTAAATAATTCGTGTTATATCGTGCTTAATTGGATCTCTTTTAAATGGCTTCTTTTCAATGGTGGAGGAAGTGGGATTTGCACCCACGTCCGAAGGTGGTGACTCTGTGACAGGTGACACTGTGACACCTACTTTCGTCGAATCTAATTTTCCCCCTCTAAATATTCTGTTGTACGATTCCTCGTAAGCAATCCTGTTGGTGGTTCTATCCCTATCCCCTTTACCGCTCATCTTCTAAATCTATTACCTGTGCTTCCTTCATTTTGTTCTTAGCCCTTTCCATTAGCTCCCTGTAGTCCTCATCAGTGTAAACCTTTTCCTCCCTGTTAATACTCGTAGCTTCACCCCTAGCCAATAAAGCCTCTCTAGCTGAGTTAGCCTTAGCTATACTTATATCCTTAATATCCTTAAAGGTAGGCTTAATCTCACCTGACTCCATGTCCTCACGTACCTTCTGAACCATATCTTCCTCTAAGGAACTAATATGCAGATAAGAATAAGATGCTAATTGACCACCTAGCTCCCTCCACTTACCTAAGTGATCAGCGTAAGTAGATAGTACCCTAACAATAGTATTCCTCTTAAACCCGTACTTACGTACTAACTGAGTCTGAGTCTTACCACTAGCACTAAGGAACAATATCTTAGCTGCCTTCTCAGGATCATACCTCTCTAATGCTTTAACACCATCAAGCTCAGAACTCTTAACGAACTCCTTGATCTTTGTATCTATGTCAGATAAAAGCTTTTCCTTGATTAGTTCTTGCTGCACATTATCTTATTGCACATTATTATTACAAAGTCAAGCTAAAAGTACAAAAATCCAGTTTCCAGTTGGTACACTTGTCCACTTAAAGCCCCTTGAGTTACATAATTTTTAAAGGGGTAGTTTATGATAATACACGTGCGACGCGAATCGCTGTTATAACCCCCTCCCCCCAGTCGGATTATAGCATACCGCTTTTAACTTGTCAAGCTTTTTTTTCAACTTTTTTTAGTCGGTCTTGCAAATATCATATCCCGTCATCGAGTCAAGCTTTTATTTCCGATTTGTAGATTCATTCTACTCTCTTTTAGTGGTTTCCTTTGAATACCCTTTTTAGGCTATCAGATACCCTTCAAATCCATTTTGCTGCCTTATTGGTATCCTACTATCTAAAAGTCTTGAAAACGATTTTTCACTTTTTCGCTTGACTTTGTTTTTCAAGTATACCATATGGGCAAAATTTTGTCAAATGGTGATGCCAAAATTTTTTTTCACTTTTTCGAAAAAATCGCTTGACTCTGCTTTTTAGGTCTCTCTTAGTGGTTCTTGTCTTAAGCGGAGTTAACCTTGAAAAAGGAGTCTCACTTGAAACGAATCGCAAGGGCGGGTTTCTAAACTTAAGGCGGGTCTTAACCTTCAAAACAGCGTTGAGATACCCTGAAAAGGGAGCTTGTAAGTTGACAGGAAACTTTCGAAACGCGGATAAGATATATTCCGAAACGGCTCCTAACTTGCGTGGGGAATTGAGCCGTGGTTTTATTGCAACAAGTTTAGCAAGCTGAATTTGCAAGGGATTGTTTAGGGTTGGCTTTAATAGAGTTATTAAAGCGAATTCTCTCAATACTGATTCCGAAAGCGAAAAGCGGATAAGTTGCGAGCGGTTTACACTTAAGTGTTTACTTTTTAGCATTAAGAGCAACCGAGCAAGGCATTACGTTTTGCTTAGGTTGCTCCTCTATGCCTAAAAACAAAAACAAATACGCTCTTTTGAGCCACAACACTTGCGAGGGGGAAGAGATTGAAATCTTTGGCCCGTTCGCAAACGATGCCAACGCTACCGATTGGGCAACGATTGGAAGAGGAGCATTTGATTATCACACTTTTTGCGGGACTGGTACCCTTGAGGAGTGCGAGCAATTCGCAAAGGAATGGGGGGAAGAAAGTGAATAGCCATTTTGAAACCCTTTGGGGAGCGATTGATCAACTAATGATCGACAACGCCCAAAGGAAATTGGTTAGCCTTGAGTTGGAAAATTTCCTCTTCACTGGTGGAATGAGAATTGGTGAAAGCTGGTCTCGTTCATTCGACATCGATTCTTTGAAAGGTAGAAATACAAAGAAGGGTTTACACGTGACAATCTTTAGAGACAGTAAAATGTATGAAATGGTTTCATATGTACTGTAAACAGCAACGAAAGGAAAACAAATGTGGCAAAGACAGCCAATCGTAGAAACGCTAATGAAGCGTGACGGTATAAGTAGAAGCGAGGCGGAAGCCTTAAAGAGTGAAGCGAAAGCTGAACTTGAGGAAATACTCAATAGCGGAGGCTTAGAAGGAGCCTTTGACATTTGCTATGATCACTTCGGATTAGAGCCCGATTACTTAGATGAACTTTTAGACTTTTAGAAAAATGGAAATCGACAAAAACAAGCGTAAAATCCTTACGCTTCACGACATGACGTCCGATATCGAGGCACGATTGCACGATTTCGTAACCGCGGAATTCTCTATGATTAGAGAGAAAATTGGGGATCTTCAAAAAACAATTGACAGCTTCCAAGATATGGAAGACAAGGTAACCCTAGCAATTCTCAATCGAGAAGGTAATGTTGAATCAGGCAGAGACATAAAAATAGTAGAGAAGTAAATATGAAAGACAAGATAAGCCCACTCGAGGCAGCGAAAGCTTTCTTCGATGCAAAGGAGTACAGCGGAAACACAGACGTTCTGTTTATGTCTTCGTTGAGATACGGTAAAAGAATAAAAGAGAGATTAGAGCAACTTGAATTATGTA